AGAATGATGATGAGTAGTAGAGATATAAACACAATACCTACGACACGAAGGCATATAGTAAGCTATCAAATCCATGTAGAATGGAATGATAGTCATAAGTTAGTAAGACTAGACCATGATATGCCAAGCGAATTAGCACAAGACCTAGATAATTGGTTTACAGATATAGAAATAGAGGAGAATGTATAATGGAAGAAGAAGTTAAAGAATTTATAGGTGAACTATCACGCAGACTTGCTGATGAACCAGACTACGATTATAAATTACTACCTAAAATACAAGCACTTTTCTACATGGTAGATTGGATAGTACCAGAAGCATGGGAGAATGGTGTAGGTGAAGCATTTAAAAAGGAGAAAGTAGAATGATATTTGTAAAATTTACAATAGATAATGGTGGTATTGAATACCTTGACTACGCATGGTTTAAAGATTATGGTCTAGCACACTATGAAAATGGTGAGTCTATTACAGACAAAGATATAATACGAGATGTGTATGGTGAAGGTAGAAGTGACCATGACTTTGAAGAAAATTTTAATGAAGAAACTAATGTATACACAGATTATGATGATGATACTATAGCAGTACATAAAGTACAAGAGATGACACAAAAAGAATTAGATGTGTTAGTTAAAATGGGAGTGTTGTACAGATGAAAAGAAAATTTGATAAAGCAGAGATAGTATTCAATGATAGCTATAAATCTAATGGCTTTGAATATGGAGTGAGTATTATAAATAAACTTTTAAAATCTCACAATTTAGAAATAAATATAAATTTCCTTGACGACTATGGAAATGATGCTATACTATTTGAAAATCCACATGATGATGATGGAGAGTTTGCTTGGGAAATTAAAGTGGAGAAAATATAATGGTTGACAACAGTATGGAAGATAGAGTAGAATTTAATTTAGAAGAATTAAAAGGAGATTAGTATGACTAAAGAAGAATTAGAAAGTTTATATGTGAGTGAACTTACATTTGAAACTGAAGATAAAAATGGAAAGGTAAGATATTGGAGAACCACATATAAGTTTGACCATTCGTTTATATGTGATAGTATTGAGGAAGATGATTTGGAAGAGGTGGTGGAACTATGAACATATTTGTATTAGACGAATCACCTATCATATCTGCACAAATGCAATGTGATAAACACATAGTAAAGATGCCATTGGAAACTGCACAAATGTTATGTTCAGTATTACATAGGCATGGACAAGGACATCTAGTACCATACAAGGAAGCACATAAGAACCACCCATGTACACTATGGGCAGGAGATAGTGCTGATAATTTTAGTTGGCTAGTACAACATGGTATGGAGCTATGCTTTGAATACACCAGAAGGTATAACAAGATACATAAATGTCAACAAGTTATCATGGATATTAGAGAAACAGATTGGGGTACATTGCAATATAAACCTATGGAAAGAACACCACACCCACAATGTATGCCAGAAGAATACAAGTGTGCGTCTGATGAGAGTGTATTAGCATACAGAAAGTATTATGTGAATGATAAGAAAGATATAGCCAAGTGGGAGAAGTCAAGACCTATGCCAGATTGGTATGATGTAGGGAATGACTATTATAAAATGAGAGAAGAGAGAGTAGAGTTAGATGCGTATGATGGGTAAAATAATTAAAATATTATTTGACATTTGTAAATACATTGTGTTATTATGGCTTATGTATTTAATAGTAATGATGTTTTTAGGTACGTTTGGATTGGTAGGAACATGACAGTAAATAATAATTATATTGTATGTTTTTTATCAAAAGATAAAGATATTATATTAGAACCATTAGCTACATTTTCAGGAGATGTTATCTATTTTAAAACAGAAACAGATGCGAGAGATTATATCGATAGATTGCTAGACAGAAATGATATGTCTGGCATAGATCCATTTGAAGACAACGAAACATTACAAATATTGAGAGTGCAATGATGACAGAAAAAGAAATATTAAGAAAGAATGTTAAAGATTTACAAAGACAGTTGCGTGATGCATACATACGTATAAAAGAATTAAATGAGAAGTGTAATGAGTTGCGTAATAGATTAGGATTAGACAAAGAGTTTACAACTGCAGATGGATGGGCAATGCCAGTAGAAAATCCAGATGCAACACACATAGAGAAGGAAGATAAGAATGACTAATACATTTACTGATTGGTTAAAGAAAGAAGCAGATGTTTATAACAACGAAAGGAAAAAAATAATGAAGACGCAAGTTAAAGAAAAAGTGGCTATGGTTTTAAATGCCAAACAAAAGAAAGGTTTACTTGATATTTTTAATTCAGGTAATAGTTTTGCAAATAGTTATAGAGAGTCAGGCATTAAGTATATAACTGTCTGGGAAATAGAACAACTATTAGATTTAATAGATGATATGAAAGATTTATATGGCATATCACCTAGAAAATCTGATGAGCCAGACATGCATGGAGATATTTATCCTTGGCATTGGGCAGATCATGTATGGTCTGATGATCCTCAAGCATGGAAGAGGAAAGATGACTAGCAAAGAACTTTGGGAAAGAGAGCAACGTCAAGTTTATCGTGAGTTTCTAAAAGAATATCTTGCTGAAGGTTATGATATAGGAGAAGCTAAATCATTAGCCAAACAAGATACGAAAGAAGTAATGGAAGATAAGCTTGACTTTGTTGAAGATTTATATGATAATACTTTAGATGATTTGGATTAATACTATGGATAAACAATGGTTAGACAGAGGTCCTTGTCCTAATTGTGGATCAAGTGATGGCAACGTACAACATAAGGAAGGTTATAGTCATTGTTTTGTATGTGGTACACATTTTAATAGCAAAGGAAATAAAATGGAAGCAGAAAAAGTTATACCAATGAAAACAGAAAGTGTTATAAAAACTGTAGGAACTTTAGGTGCGTTGAGTGAACGTAGTATATCAAAAGAAACTGCACAAAAATATAACACAGATGTTAAAGTCAATGGTAATATGAACACACACCACATCTACAAATACTTTGATGAAGGTGGTAATAATATTGCAAACAAGGTAAGAGATGTGGCTACAAAAAACATGTGGACTGAAGGTAGTATGACTGATGCAGGATTGTTTGGTCAGAATATCTTTGCTCCTAATGGTAAGTACATTACAATTACTGAAGGTGAAGTAGATGCTATGTCTGCTTATGAATTATTAGGTAGTAAGTGGGCATGTGTATCTGTTAAGACAGGTGCTCATTCAGCATTACGTGATTGTAAAAAAGCATTTGAATACCTAGATAGCTTTCAGAATATTGTTATATCTTTTGATATGGACAAGCAAGGAAGAGAAGCAAGTGAAAAGGTTGCACAATTATTTTCACCTAACAAGTGTAAGATTATGCACATGGAATACAAAGATGCAAATGAATACTTAAAGGTTAGTAAACGTGAGGAGTTTTCAAGAGCATGGTGGAATGCACAACCTTATACTCCTGCAGGTATAGTCAATCTAAAAGATTTAAAGTCTACATTATTTGAAGAAGAGTATTGTGAGACTTGTTTATATCCTTGGAATAAACTGAATGATAAGACTTATGGTATGCGTACTGGTGAGCTTGTTACCTTTACAAGTGGTGCAGGTATGGGTAAGTCTTCTATTATGCGTGAGCTTATGTATCATATGTTAAGAAATACAAATGATAATGTAGGTATACTTGCATTGGAAGAGAGTACAAAGAATACTGCATTTAATATCATGTCTGTTGAAGCAAATGCTAGACTATATATTAATGAGATACGTAAGAACTATAGTCAAGACCAACTAGACACATGGTTTGATAATACTATGGGTAGTGGTAGGTTCTTTGCCTTTGATCACTTTGGTTCTATTTCTAATGACGAGATACTTTCACGAGTACGATTCATGGCACAAGCATTGGATTGTAAATGGATATTCCTTGATCACTTATCTATACTTGTATCTGGACAGGAAGAAGGAGATGAAAGAAAATCTATTGATGTTCTTATGACAAAGCTACGTTCTCTGGTAGAGCAGACAGGTGTAGGATTGTTATTGGTATCACATCTACGTAGACCTGCAGGTGATACTGGACATGAGAATGGAAGAGAGGTAACTCTGTCTCACTTGAGAGGTAGTGCGTCTATTGCACATCTATCTGATAGTGTGATTGCTTTAGAAAGAAATCAGCAAGATGAAGATGATGTTATTTCTAATACCACAACACTACGTATATTAAAGAACAGATATACTGGTGATACTGGTATAGCTACACATCTCTTCTATGATAAAGATACTGGTCGTATGAAAGAGATTGACAATCCTTATGAAGTAGATGATAATAATAACGAAGAGGAGATACCATTTTGATAGACTTTGATATTTTAGATAAAGAAACTATGAAGATAGATGGTTTTGATGATGCTATCATAGGATATGGAGAGCAATATGGTAAACAACCTTTGCTTGTATATTCTTATAGTAAAATATGTGAGATATTAAGAGAACGAGATGATATGACATGGGAAGAAGCAGATGATTTTGCTCAATTTAATATCTTAAATGTGTGGGTAGGTGATAGAACTCCCATGATATTATACAATGAGTATTGGCATGATTGGAAAGATAACACAGATATGTGGAGACATATGTGTCCTGTTGAAGAAACAGAGATGGAAGTTGGTAAAGGTGAAGAGTGTAATTGGTGTGGTGCAACAGAAGATTGTGATTGGAAGGAAAATGAGAGCAGTAGTTGATATAGAAGCAGATAGTTTAAATCCCACAAAGGTTCATTGTGTTGTGGCTAAAGATGTAGATACAGGTAAGGTTTATCCTTTTCCTCCTAATCTGCTACATGGTTTTAGAGATTGGTCACTAGGTGTTAAGCAATTTATTATGCATAATGGAATATCTTTTGATGCTCCTGTTCTTAATAGATTGCTTGGTACTAACATTAAACCACATCAAATAGTGGATACACTTATACTATCACAACTACTTAATCCCATGAGAGATAATGGTCATAGTCTGGAAGCATGGGGAAATAGATTGGCTATGCCTAAAGGAGATGTAGATACCTTTGAAGTATATACACCAGACATGTTAGAATATTGTAAACAAGATGTAAATATTACACATAAACTATTTGAAGTATTACAAAAAGAAGGTAGAGGTTTCTCTAAATCTTCTGTGTATCTTGAGCATCAAGTACGTTTGATCATAGATCAACAAGAGAGAAATGGTTTCTATTTAGATATGCAGAAAGCTATGAGTTTATATAATAAGTTAAGAGATGAAGCTAATGAATTAGAAAAGTGGGCAGTAACTAACTTTGATCCTACAGTTGTTGAGTTGAAAACAAAAACAAAATACATACCATTTAATATAGGATCAAGACAACAGATTGCAGAAAGATTAATGGAACTAGGTTGGAAACCTAAACAACATACAGATAAAGGAAATATAATTATTAATGAAGCAGTTCTGGATACTATAGAACTTCCTGAAGCAAAAAAGTTTTCACGATTCTTTCTTTTACAGAAGCGTATCGCACAGATTAAGTCATGGATAGAAGCATGTGATGACACAGATGGTAGAGTACATGGTAGAGTTATGACTCTTAAAACTATTACTGGTCGTATGTCTCATCACTCTCCTAACATGGCACAGATACCTGCAGTTCGTTCTCCATATGGAAAAGAGTGTAGAGATTGTTGGACAGTTGATAATCCTTACACTCATTCCATAGTAGGAACTGATGCAAGTGGATTAGAGTTGAGATGTCTAGCACATTTAATGAATGATGCTACATTTACAGACATATTATTGACAGGTGATATACATACACACAATATGCAAATGGCAGGATTAACTAACAGAGACCAGGCAAAGACCTTTATCTATGCCTTTATGTATGGTGCAGGTGCATCTAAAATAGGTCAAATAGTAGGAGCAGGTGCTAAAGAAGGACAACAATTAATTAATAAGTTCTTATCAAGTATGCCTGCTCTGAAAAGAGTAAGAGATTCTGTTACAAAAGCTGCAAATAAAGGTATGATTAAAGGTATTGATGGTAGACTATTACATATACGTAGTCCTCATAGTGCCTTGAATACTTTGATACAAGGTGCAGGTGCAGTTGTGTGTAAGGTATGGCTTATCAATATGATTAAACGTATCAGAAGAATAGGTGTTGATGCAAAGCTTGTAGCATCTATACATGATGAGTATCAGTTTGAAGTTCTTAACAAAGATGTTAAAAGATTTGGACAGTTAACAAAAGATGCTATGAAAGATACAGAGAAACAATTACACATGAAATGTCCTTTGGATAATGAATGGAAGGTAGGGAGAACATGGGCACAGACACATTAGAACAATTTACTTTGTTTGATATGGAAGAAGAAGTTGTTATTAAAGAAGGAGAAGATGTACAAGAATGTATAGAATGTAAAAAAGTTTTACCTCTAAAACATTTTAAAATAAAAACTCCATTACAATATGATAGAGGTATACTATCTAGGAAATGTACTAAATGTGAGAATATTATAAATAAAGAAAGTAGAATAAGAAGAGAGCAAATAGTATTACCTTCTTCTGATTACAAGTGTCCTGTCTGTAAAAAAACAGAAAAAGAAATAAGTACTCATACTTTTGTTGTTGATAAATTTACTTATAAACAAGTTGAAAGAAAGTTTAGAAAAGTTTGGGTAGTAGATCACGACCATGATACAGGTAAGCTTCGAGGTATAATATGTAATCCTTGTAATGTAAAATTAGGAGCTTTTAAAGATAGTATAGAAGAGCTTGGAGAAGCTATTAAATATTTGAGAGGAGATTTTGATGGAAGTACAGGAGTTTAAAGGAAGAAAAGATCATGCTAATTATATTAAGCGTGGTATACAAGTAGAGAATGAATTTATAAAGACTGTGCAAGAGCATGGTTATTCAGTTGGTATAGCAAATGACCAAGAGAATATGTTTAAACATATAGATTTCTATCTAACAAAAGATAATAAGACAGTTAGTGTAGATGTAAAAGCTAGAAGAACTGGAAATAAAAATAAGTTTTTTGATGACACATGGATTGTTGTTGAGTTTAAAAATACAATGGGTAATAAAGGTTGGTTATATGGTGACTGTAATTA